TTTCTGTTAAAAAATCAGATTCTGAACTCAAAACCATCGGAGATATAGCTATGAGAAATGCTGAAAGAATGAGCGAAGACAAAAAAATTAGTTTGCATATGAAACACAACTCTTATAAAGAAAGTATCGAAGAAGCAAAACCACTACCTCCAGGTATGAAAAGAATGGAAAAGCCAAATAAAGTAAAATGGCCAGGATCTCTAGATAAAAAAAGAAGGGGTTTATCAAAATGAAACCAGAAAATTGTATATTTGTTCCTAATGCTAAAACCAATACAGATACCACAACACAGACAACCCATGAATCAAATAGTCGGTTTTTTACAATATTAGGTAATCATGACTATATAGATGAGAATAAGAGACCCTGCACTAAAGCAGAAACTAACTCGACCTTCGCAAAAATACTAAATACAAAATTTTTTATTAAAACTGGCACATATGGTAGAATCTATAATCCTATGGGTATGTTCAGTGAAGGTAAAGAAAATAAGTTCAATTCCAAAATAGGCAAAAAAGAATTTGAGTTCAAGCAAGTCAATCAAAAAATATTCGATATGTATATTAATTTTTTATCCACCAAAAATATAGCATGGCTTAATAATGCAGAGAGGGAGTTTATCTAATGCCTAAAGAAAAAAAGAAAACAAAAGAGATAGAATACGCGATAAAATATCTATACGAAACAAAAAAATTAACATTAACACAAATAGCCCTAGAGCTAGGGGTTGCTGAAGCTATCGTAGATGGTATAGTTAATCAACAACCAGAGTCTAAACCAAGAAAAGAAAGCAAAAGCCAGAATCTTATGGTTAGACAAACAGCGGGAAAAAAGATTAATAATGTAAGTGTAATGACGGAATCAGCATCTCAATTAAATGATGAGATGGTGAAAGGTTTTGGAAGCACTCAATCAAGAACAGGGAAAAATTCTATATTCAGACCAAATGGCTAAAAAATATATATCAAAGTATTCGAACAACAAAGAGGTAAGTGCGGCACAATATATAACCGAACTAATCTGTGAAAACAAAGCAAAAAAAGATAAACTAGATTTACATTACAGGTTTTGGCTTAATAAAGAATGGGCGTCATACTATAGAAACCAAATAGCGTCTGCAAATAAGTTGATACAAAAATATGACGATGTATCGATAGTAAGAGCTTTAAAAAATGCCAAAGCATCAAAAATTTATTCTCTGCGAGCCCCGCACCTCATCGCTATCATAGAGGAAGAAAACGCTAAACTGGGTAATGAGAACAAAATCTTAACCCTGGATTTAAATAGGCCACAGGATGTTCGGTTTGGCTCAAAAGGCAATAAACAAAAAAACATATTTTCTAGACTAAAGGATATAGATAATGAGCATTAAAGAAGATGTTACCAAAACATTTGGTGACGACATCATATTGAGCGGCACTGCGGTGGTGGATCGTAAGTGTGTTGTGATACCAGTTAGCCCCTCCTTAGATATCATATTGAATGGAGGTATTCCAGAAGGTAGTTTTGTTGTGTTTACAGGACAGCCAAAATGTGGGAAAACTACAACATCCTTAGACTTCGCGGCAACAGCACAAAAGAAAGAATATGCACACTCATCTTTTAAAGAAGGTAGAGAGGTGTACTACCTAAATATTGAAGGTAGGTTGAAGAAGAGAGATCTAGAAGGAATACCAGGATTAGATCTTTCTAAATTTCACGTTATAGGTAGTCAACAAGGTAAAATATTACATGCAGAAGAATATCTTCAGATAGGAGAAAAGATTATTAATGAAGTTCCAGGATGCGTACTAATCATAGACTCATACTCTGCTTTATGTACAGAAGCAGAAATTACAAGCCAAATGGATAAAATGCAAAGAGCAGACGGAGCTAAATTACTGGCAAAATTTTGTAGAAAAGTAGCTAACGTTATTCCAGTAAACAAAAATGTAGTTATTGGAATAACTCATCTTATGGGCAATCCCACAGGATATGGTGCAGAATTTAAGGAGAAGAGTGGGCAGGCTATCGCATATCAAACAGATGTTAAAATACGGGCAAAAACCTTCAAGCCGTGGGTTTTAAGTGCCGATAGTAGTCAAATAGGGCAAGAGATAGAATGGCAGGTAATTTGCTCCGCACTTGGACCTCCAGGAGGACAAATTACTAGCTATATTAGATATGGTCAAGGCATAGACAAATATATGGAAGCTATATGTTTAGCGTCAGATATGGGTCTAATACAAAAGGGTGGGGCTTGGTATACTATGGCTATGTTAGAAGATAAGCCTAAATTTCAAGGTACAGAAAAAGTGCGAAATTTTCTTCTATCTAATCCTAAAGCATATGAAGAGTTGGTCAAGTCTATAAAGGACACTATGGGAATCAAATGCACATAAAGGATTTGGATGGAAATCCTCACCTGTGGCACTTGACAGGTAACATAGCTCGTGGTAAAATCACGAATAAGTCCAGTCATCACCTAGTTGCTCGTCAGTTACTAAAAGAGGTTTTCCCAACACTACAACTATTGGAAGAGGTATCTGTCCCTTTAAAAAAAAGAGAAACGCTCTATTTAGATTTTTATCTGCCTCTTAAAAATTTGGCCGTAGAAGTACACGGAGAACAACACTATAAGTTTGTTGGTTTTTATCATAATAATATGTTGGGATTTTTAAAATCTCAAAAAAGAGACAGAGAAAAAGAGGAATGGTGTTCAATAAACAACATAAAGCATATAGTGTTGCCCCACTTTGAAGATGTCAGTCAATGGAAACAGAGAATTATAAATGAATAAAAACTCTAAAGAAGAAGTCAAATATTGGGACGATATTCTAGACGAATATGAAAAATCTATAGGATTGCCCAAATATCATAGCGATGTATTACCAGAACAAGAACTTAACGAATACCTAACTATGAGTCGTGATATACTAGAAAAACTAGGACCAGAAGATTGTGCTCAAATTTCATACAGGCTATCTCAATACTCATTTCATATTCAGCGTACAATTAATAGAGAAATAGCTAGATATAATTGGGCCGATGAAATTATTAAGGAAACCATTGCTGATGAAATCAATAATTACAAAGGGTATGGTTATTTAGAAAAGGCTGGACAAGCAATAAAACATAACGAAAAAGCAGCATCTGTGAGTAAAATAAAGGTGTATGCAAAACAACGAAGTGATAGGCTATCATATCTGTCTAATGGCATAAAAAACTTATCCGATATTCTAATCTCTATACAGAGAAATAAGGTGAAAAATGGGTCTTGATAAAGAGGATATAAGACAGCTAATAGCTATCTTACAAAAGGGTCTCGGTGATGATTTAGACGACGATAATGAAGAGGTATTAGAACCCAGGCCCCCAGCCACAAAAAAAACTAAGCAAAAAACTAAGAAAAAATACAAAAATCTATTCGAACAAATGTCCGAGTCCAGGATGCACAAAGACGATATAGAAATAGATAAAAAGTTGTCCAAATTCCCACCAACCCAAAGAGCAAGAAACTACAAACCAATAAACGCACGATGCAGGGTGTGTGGTAAAAACGAGCAAGTAAATCCGTCCTTAGTTGAATCGATAGAACGATACAAGTGTAATAAATGTTGTACATCATCAGGTTGAAATAAATGATACTCTGTGACCCCGCTTCAGAAAGAGCCGTTCTTTCTGGTATTTGCAGATATGGCGAAGATGCTTATCTGGATGTTGCTGACATTATTCAAGAATCATCATTTACTATTGATAGTAATAGTATAATTTATAGGTGTTTAAAATCTTTATTTGACGGTGCCCAAAAGCCATCAATCGACATAGCATCCATATATTCTGCTGCTCAAGATTTGGGCATTGGTAATATCTTTGCTAAGAAGGAAGAGGCTCAACATCTTAGGGCGATACTAGATTTTCCTGTTAGTTTAGAAAATGTAAGAAAATTTGCTGCAAAAATACGCAAGTTAGAAATAACAAGACTATTACGCAAACAACTAGAAAACGCTGGGGACAAGCTATTAGAAATTAATGGAAATGAACCCATCACATCTATTTTGGGTATTGCGGAAGATGCCGTCTTTAATTTCTCTTCTTTACTAAACGACACAGACAATAATCCTGTGGCTATCGGTAAAGATATTGACGGGTATATTCAAAGCTTGCAAGAAAATAGGGTTGATCAAATTGGCATACCTACAGGATTTCCTATATACGACCAAGCTATCGGGGGAGGCTTAAGAAAAGGAACGGTCAATGTGATAGCAGCCAGACCCAAGATAGGTAAGACTCTTTTATCAGACAATATTGGTTTTAACATAGCGAACAAACATAATATACCAGTACTTAATATGGATACGGAAATGAATACTGTAGACCACATTAATAGAGTTTTGGCTATGATGACCGAAGTAGAAATAAATAGTATTGAAACTGGAAAATTCGCAGAATCAGCAGATACTAAAATGAAAATTACAAAAGCGGCACAAGAACTCAAATCTACTAAACTTTTCTACAAGAGTATTGCTGGTAAGCCATTTGAAGAACAGTTAGCAATTATGAGAAGATGGGTATTAAAAGAAGTTGGTCTTAATGATGACGGCACAGCAAAGAGATGTGTTATATTTTATGACTATCTTAAGCTTATGGATACTCAAGGATTAAGCCAGGATATGAAAGAGTATCAGTTATTGGGTTTCATGATGACAAGTTTACACAATTTTGCTGTTAGGTATCAAATCCCAATTGTTGCTTTTATACAACTAAATAGAGACGGAATTACAAAAGAAAGCACCGACACAGCAAGCGGATCCGATAGAATCATTTGGCTATGTAGTAATTTTAGCATATTTAAAAGAAAGAGCGACGAGGAAATAGCAGAAGACGGACCAAGTAATGGTAATCGTAAGCTATTGCCGCTAGTCAGCCGCCACGGTGGAGGTTTGGACGATAACGATTATATCAATTGTCATATGAAGGGCTGGTGTGCAAAAATTACAGAGGGTAAAACTAGACTAGAGATTGTTAACAATAACAAGGATACAGATGAAGGATTTATAGTTGATAAAAACAATGAACCAGAAATACCGTTCTCCTGATCAAGCCAAACTTAAAATTTTGTGTGATGATCTGTGCGATAATATTGAGAGTCTTTTAGATGGATTTGGTCTTGAGCACAAGACTAATTCCAAAATGATCTCAATGAGTTGTCCGATACACGGAGGGGATAATCCGTCAGCACTCAATATTTATCCAGATGGTGACTCGTACAGAGGAAATTGGAAGTGTAGAACACACGGGTGCGAACAGGAATTCAAATCGTCGATCATAGGTTTTGTGAGAGGAATTATATCATATCAAAAGTATGAGTGGAGAGAACCTGGGGATGCTAGTTGTTCTTTTAATGAAGCTCTAGATTATATTCAAGCCTTCTTAAATAAAGACCTATCCAGTATTAAGATTTCTAAATCAGAAAAAGACAAAAAAGAATTTACCAACACCGTTAATTATATAAATGCTAAAATAGAAAACTCTGAAAGTAAAGTAACTAGATCTCAAATAGTCAAGGCTATAAAAATACCATCAAGATACTATTTAGATAGAAATTACTCATCAGAAGCATTAACTAAATACGATGTTGGATTATGTGATAATCCAAATAAGCCAATGTGTAATCGCGCTGTTGTACCAATTTACGACAATAATTATGAATATATGGTAGGATGCACTGGAAGAAGTATTTTTGAAAAATGCTCTACTTGTTCGTCTTATCACGATCCCAACCACGAATGTCCAACACCAGACAAAAGCTGGTTTTATCCAAAATGGAAACATAGTACAGAACTTAAGAGTCAAAATTATCTTTACAATTTCTGGTTTGCCAAAGATCATATACTAGATACTGGAGTAGCTATTCTTGTTGAGAGTCCTGGCAATGTTTGGCGTTTAGAGGAAAATGAAATTCATAACAGCGTAGCCATATTTGGTTCATCCCTTAGCGACAGACAAAAGATATTGTTAGATTCTTCGGGGGCGATGACGCTGATAGTTCTCACAGATAATGATGAAGCTGGTAAAAAAGCTGCTGAACAAATCAAAAATAAATGCCAAAATACATACAGAATTTTTATGCCACAAATTAGTAAAAACGATGTTGGTGAAATGAATGGCGACGAAATTAATACAGAGATCAAAGAATACATTCAAAGTGTAGTATGACAAAAATAATAGCATTTGCTGGTCGTAAACAGTCTGGTAAAACAACATCCGCAGAATTTGTAGCAAATTTATTTTGGAAATACGGAGATTCTAAAATATACAATTTCGCAGATCCTCTTAAAAGTTTATGCATAGATATATTGGGACTAGAATACAGACAATGTTATGGTTCAGACGAAGATAAGAACGAACTAGTAAATTGCTATTCGGATAATCATCAACTTACCGCTAGAGAAGTTTTACAAATAGTCGGAACAGATATGTTCCGTAAGATGCAAAACAATGTGTGGTCCGATGCTACTATTAGAAAAATCTTAAGAGATAAACTAAGTATAGCAATTATAGCGGACTGTAGATTTCCTAATGAGGTGGACGCAATAAAAAAGGCTGGGGGACTAGTGATAAAACTTACTAGGAATCCATATAATTCTTTTCACGCTAGCGAAACGGCCCTGGATGCTGAACAGTATGATCAAAATAATTTTGACTACATAGTAGATAATAACGATCTCTCCATTACTGAACAAAATGAACAAATCAATCTTTACCTTGGTAAATTTGTTGACATTTGTAAGAAAGTAGCAGAATATAACCAATGATTATTACCTATCTTAGAAGCTCTTCATATAATTGTCACTCTATGTGTGAACAACAGTTTTTTCTCGACTATGTTCTAGGAATAAAAAGTCCTTCTGGAAAAAAGGCCGATTTAGGAACTAATACTCACAAAGTTATGGAAATATTAGCCGGTATTAAATTATCTATTCAAAATAATGAACAATTTTATGTTGATGATATTCTAGGTTCAATAGATGTTGATAATTATAATTTAGAAGATATTACAACTAGGGTTTTTGAGCATTACAAGACGCTATTTGAACATCATGTATGGACCGACAAAGATTTAAAAACCTGCCACCAGAACGTAAATACAATGATCAGCAGCCATAGTGGCATGTTTGACCCAAGGAACAGAGAAATGGTCAGTAGCGAAGGACACTTTGATATTATTATAGATAAGCCTTGGGCAGATTATGAGTACAAAATTGATGGAAAAACTTTAAAGGGTAAGTTAGGCATAAAGGGCACCATAGACTTAATAACTAAAGCTAATAGTGAAACTTTAGAGATAGTTGATTTAAAAACTGGACGAAGACTAGATTGGGCAACAGGGAAAGAAAAAACTATCGAAAAATTATATGACGATGCTCAATTAAGAATATATCATTATGCTGTTAGTAAGATGTATCCTCAATATGAATATGTTATTGTAACTATTAATTTTATTAATGATGGGGGTCCTTTTAGCGTATTATTTACTAAAGAAGATTTGTCTAAAACAGAAGAAATGATAAGAAAAAAATTTGAAACTATCAAAAAGTGCAAAAGACCAAAACTTACTAGAACTTGGAAATGTACTAAATTATGCCATTATGGAAAAAAGACTTTTGAAAATCATCCGTCTATATTGCCGATTTTAGAATACAGAGATAATCAAACGTGTAGCAAGGGTAGTTATATGACCATATGCGAACAAATTAAGCACAACACCGAATTAAAAGGTATGGACTCCGTGGTTGACGAGTACACAACGCCAGGATATACTGTTGATAAATACAAAGCACCGGGCGGCACAGAATGAACTACATACCTCTTCACGTTCACAGTCATTTTTCGTTATTGGACGGGTTAAGTAAGCCAGAACAAATAGCAGATAGATGTAAAGAGATAGGAGCAAATGCGTGTGCATTAACAGATCATGGTAATATAGCCGGGTCTATCAAGTTTTATACTGCTATGAAAAAAGCGGGGATAAAACCAATTCTGGGATGTGAACTATATATCTGCAATGGCGATCCAAAAATAAAAGACAAAGAAAATAGAAATCTGTCTCATTTTATTATTTTGGCAAAAAACTATAAAGGGTGGAAAGATTTAATTAGAATAATTTCAGAATCCAATAAGCCAGAGCATTATTATCATAAGCCAAGACTAGACCTAAAAACTCTTCAGAAACTAAACAGCGGAAATCTAGTTGCTATCACTGGCCATTTGGGTTCAACATTAGCAGATACTATTTTGGATAACTATGATCTAAAATCAGATTGGCTAGAGCTGGGCATACAACATGTTACATACTTAAAATCAATATTTAATAATTGTGTTTTTTTAGAGTCTCAGTTAATGGATGTGGAAAATTTGACCGTACAGAAAATTTTAACAGACGCTATTCGCCACATTGGAGAACAAACAAGCACATATGTTATATGTACCCCAGACGCTCATTATTGCAGAAAAGCGGATGCTGCCGATCAAAGAATTCTTTTGTGTAATAATCTAAAAACTACTTTCCAGGAAATTAGTCGTAAAATTAGTAATGACGAAGAAGTTCCTCTAGGATGTTTTTTTACATCTGACAATTATCATATTCCATCTCAAGAAGAAATTCAGTCTCTTCACACAGAAGATGAAATCAAAAATACAATATATGTAGCAAATTTAATAGAGGATTACGACATATTAAGTAAGCCGAAGCTTCCTCCGTTTGAATGTCCAGATAATCAGAATCCAGACGAGTACCTACGACAACTTTGCCGAAATGGCTGGCGAGATAAAATAGCAGACATTATATCAAAAGATGGTCAACAAATTTATGTTGATCGTATCAAGTATGAGTTAGAAGTTTTACAAGGAGCAGGATTAAGTAGTTATTTTCTTATTGTGCAAGATATCGTCGATTATGTGAGAAAAAACAGTTGGTTACCAGGACCAGGACGCGGATCGGCCGCCGGATGTCTAGTATCATATCTTATTGGTATTACTAGTATTGACCCAATTAAGTATGGATTATTATTTGATAGATTTTATAATGCTGGTAGAAATAGTACGAATCACATAAGTATGCCCGATATTGATGTTGATGTTCCAATCGATAAGCGAGAAGCTATTATAGAATATATTAAGAATAAATATGGCCACGATAAAGTATCTCAAATGATAACTTTTAATACTATCAAGGGACGAGGCGCTCTTAAAGATGTATTAAGGGTATATGGCAATATTAGCTTTGATGAAATGAACCAAATTACGAAAAACATCCCAGACGAAGCTAAAATTGCTGACGAACTTCAGGAAATGAAAGAGGAAACTGGTGAATCATCAATTATTAGGTGGGCATTAGAAAATCACGCTGACAAACTGAAAGAATGGTGCTATATTGATGAAAACGACACACTACAGGGTCCATTAGCAAAAAGATTCGAACAAGCTATTCGTCTAGAGGGAACAAAATCAAACCAATCTAAACACGCTGCTGGTATAGCTATTAGTTCAGAACCTCTTAATGAAATTTGTCCTATGATTTACGACAGCAAAAACGAACAGCTAATTGCTGGTATGGAAATGCAAGACTTAGAAAATATAGGTATTATTAAGTTTGATATTTTAGGCGTTGCTATGTTAGATAAAATTATGACTATAAGATTTTTACTTCAACAAGGAGTTTGAAATGAGAGATATAAAGTTTCAAGAATTAAAAACTGATGATGTGTTTACTCTAAATGGTAAACAATATAAGAAAATAGTAGACAAAAAAGTTAGCTGCTGTAAAATACTAAACGCCGCAAACACAGCCGATCCGTCAGAAGTTATTCAGATTAAGCCTCTAACAACAGTAGTACAAGTTAATGATTAATTATAATAAAATTTGCATATTTGATTTTGAAACTGATGGTTGCGACCCTAAGATTTGTAGCCCAGTGCAAATCGCTGCTGTGATGGTAGATCCGATAAATTTAGAAATTATTCCAAACTCTGAATTTAATATAAACTTTAAGCCAGAAGTATTGGAAAATAATGATGACTATACTTACACAACGGATATTCTTGATTTTCATTCCAAGGTAAAAGGATGTTCAAAAGACGATGTGTTAAGTGAATGGAAAAACTATCCAAAACAACAACAATCATGGAATTTATTTATTGCGTATTTACAAAAATACCATTCCAGATCATCTAGGAAAAGCCAATTTAGTGCTCCGATTGCCTCTGGATATAATATCAATAGGTTCGATTTAAAAATTATAGATAGACTAAGCATCAAGTATGGAAATATTAACAAAGAAAACACTACAGATATATTTTATCCTAGGGACGTAATAGATGTAATGAATTTGGTATTTTATTGGTTTGAACATAACGCCGAGTTAAAAAGCTATAGTATGGATAATTTACGAGAATATTTTGGTATAGATAAAACTGGTGCTCACGATGCTATCAAAGACGTAAGAGACACTGCTGATATCTTAATTAGGTTTATGAGATTACACAGAAGTTTGGCATCAAAGGTAAAGTTTAAAGATTCATTTAGATGAAACAAAAATTTGCGTATAGTTGTGGATGCTCCTTTGACTTATTGAACGAAGCCAACAAAAGCATCGATTTCGATCCTACCATAGAGCATATTAATTTAGAATGTTCTAGGACATGGGATTTGATTAGCGACGGTAATACCAAGGGGATATTTCAACTGGAATCTAGACTTGGTAGATCTATAGCCAAAAAACTAAAACCAGAGAATATCGAACAATTATCTGCTTTGATAGCGATCCTTAGACCAGGAACATTGGAAGCAATTCGCAATGGAAAAAGTGTTACTAATCACTATATTGACAAAAAGAATGGCGAAGAGTCACTGGATTACTTTCATCCCGCACTGGAGCCGATTCTCAAAACCACATATGGGGAAATGATATACCAAGAACAGGCTATGGAAATAGCCAAAAATATTGCTGGCTTTAATTTGCAAGAAGCAGACATGTTACGTAAAGCTATCGGCAAAAAGAAACCAGAAGAAATGGCAAAAGTTAAAACCAAATTCCTAGAAGGAGTATCCAAAACAAAAGTTGTTACAGAAAACGAGGCTGAACAAATTTTCGGATGGATAGAAAAAAGTCAAAGATATTCATTTAATAAGTCTCACAGCGTTAGCTATGCTATTAATGCTTATTTGTCGGCATATGCTAAAGCACACTTTCCAAAGATATTTTTTGCATCTTATCTCAGATTTGCTGGAGATAAAATTAATCCACAAGAAGAAATCAAGGCATTAGTACAAAATGCTAACGAGATGGATATCACGATACGAACTCCCGATCTAAGGATTATGAATAAGCTTTTTGTATTAAAAGATAATGATATTTATTTTGGACTAACAGATATCAAAGGTGTTGGAAAATCTGTTTTTGATAAATTAACTAAAATAGTTAGCGACCTAAAAAAACCTTTGGCAGAATCGTCCTGGCTAGCAGTGTTGTTAAATATTTTGTGCAATATTAATTCCACAGCAGCCAGGACTATGATAGAATGTGGTGCGTTGTCATATTTAAATAAAACCAGAACATCTATGCTATTTGAATATGATATAATCAGCAATTTAACCAAAAAAGAGATAGCCTATATAAATGTTGATATTCCACTTCAGGAAGCTCTATTAGTTTTACAAAATCAACCCAAGATTAATAAGAATAGAAAAAAAATAATATCTGATTGTATTAACACTCTCAATAATCCTCCGTTTAGTCTACAAGATAGTCCAGAATGGATAGCGGATGTTGAGGATGCTGGTTTGGGATGCCCAATCACTTGTTCAAAAGTTGATATGTACGACATTAGTATGACCAACATAACTTGCAAAAATTTTAAAACTTCTATATTAACAGAAAAACTGATAATGGGTGGCGAGGTGGATTCTATAAATGTGACAAAAACTAAAAAAGGTAAAAATCCTGGTGAAGAAATGAGCTTTGTTACTCTTTGCGATGGCACAGGGTGTGTTGATTCTGTTATATTCTTTCCAGAAGTTTATAGAAAATATAGGTCAATATTATTTAGCGGTAACGTTATTATTGTTAGTGGCAGCAAATCTAAAAGCAAAGATAGTTTTATTGTAGAAAAAGCATACATGGCCCGTACTTGACACACCGTCAGCATGGTTTATAATGTTGTAGTTGGCATTTTACTTTTAAGAAGGAGTTCCTTTATGAATATTGTCGTGTTGAGAGGTAATCTGGCTAGAGATCCAGAACTAAGAACAGTTAACATCGGAAGTAAACAAACATCTGTTGTTAACTTTACTGTTGCTACATCCAGAGAGTTTATAAAAGCCGATGGCACACAGGATAAAGCGACTTCGTTTATTCAGTGCGAGGCATGGGATAGTGGAGCAGAAGCCGTGTCGTCCTCCTTGAAGAAAGGGGATCTTGTTATGATCGAAGGAAGTCTAAGGAACGACAGCTGGGAAAAAGATGGTGTTAAGCATAGCACTCTTAAGGTTAGAGTAAATAATTTTGCACCAATAGTTAGGGCAAAAAAGAATAGGGAATCTGCAACAGAAACTGTCGCTTTCTAAAAAACAAGAATATGGTTAGAGCCTCTAGAAATAGGGGTTTTAACCATTTTCTATTATAAATGGAACAAAAATGAAAAAAAGAGTTTTTATCGTTAATGATTCTCATTTTATTGCCAGTGGATATGGCGTATATGGCAACGAATTATTGTCGAGACTACACAATTCTGGAAAATATGAAGTAGCCGAGCTAGGCTGCTATGCCGAGAGTACTCGTCCAGAAATAAAAACAACTCCATGGAAATTTTACCCAAATGCAGTAACTCATACAGACCCGGCCTTTGAAACATACAAGAATAATACTCTTAATCAGTTCGGAGCCTGGAGGTTTAATAGAGCAATTTTAGATTTTAAGCCACACATAGTTTTTGACGTAAGAGACTATTGGATGAGCGCTTATCAAGAATCTACTCCTTATCGAAAACACTTTCATTGGATATTAATGCCTACGGTCGACTCTGCACCACAAAAAGTTGAATGGTATTATACTTTTGCCAATGCCGATGTTATCATTCCATATACTGAGTGGGCTAGGCAAACTTTGATATCCGGTGGTGGCAATAAGTTAAATATATTCCCAAAGATAGCCAATGCTGGTATAAACCCAAACGAGTTTTATCCAATAGAAGAAAAAAGGGCTCATAAGATCAAATATTTTGGAGAAGATGTCGATGTCGTGGGTATCGTTATGAGGAACCAGAAAAGAAAATTAATTCCAGATATTTTATTAGCCTTTAAAAACTATCTCAATTTAATAAAAGATACTCAAAAGTATAATAAGACATATTTATATTTACACACATCATATCCAGAAGAAAACGGATGGGATTTACCTAGTTTACTATTAGAGTTTGGTCTTTTAAATAAAACGTATTTTACATATACTTGTAGGAATTGTCAACGATATTTTCCAGCTAAATTTAATAGCTCTTTAGTTAAATGCAAATATTGTAATGCTGATAATAGTGCTTGTTTTGCTAGTGTCGCCAATAGCGTATCTACACAATCCCTTAACGAGATCTACAACCTATTTGATATCTTCATTCAGTATGCTATATGTGAGGGTTTTGGTATGCCACAAATTGAGGCGGCTGCTTGTGGATTACAAATAGCTTCTGTAGATTATAGTGCTATGACAGAAATCTCAGAAAATTTATACGGAGTAAAAATTCCAGTTAAAAGAAAATTTCGAGAATTAGAAACTAATGCGGATAGGGTATACCCAGACAACAATTTTACAACACGACTATTGTATGAATACTTCAACGAAACATCTGATCAGATAAAAAAAGAAAACTCTAAAAAAATAAGAGAAAAATGTTTATCCGTCTACACTTGGGACAATGTATACAGGGTGTGGGACGAGTGTTTTGAAAATATAGACACAACAACAAAAACACCCTGGGACACTAAACAAAAATTTACAACTAATCATGAAAATATGAGTGTTCCAGGAAATCTCAATCCTAGAGAATTTATAGAATATGTTTGCTTAAACATTATTAATGAGCCATATCTGACTAAAACTGCTGGTATTCAACAAATCATTAGAGATCTTAATTCAAAAATTATTGCTCGTGGGGGATCCATAAAGTCTTTTACATTTAACGACGCCATTCAGACATTAGAACAATATCTGAACAATAAAATTGGCTGCGAAGAACTAAGAGAAAAGGAATCAACAATAGCCAAAGAGGATTTTTTAAAATGTCAACAATAAATTCTGTTCATACTCCTTGTAAAAATTGCGTTTTTGCAAAATATGAAGACAACACCCAGATTGACTGTCATTTGTCGTACATAGAAAAATATAGAAATAAAAATATAGAAATAGTAGAAGCATATGACGAAAATAAAGAATTCTACATTATAAACAACAAGAAATGCATAGGATATAGAGAAAATAGCTGGTTTGAAAAAAGAAAACTTGAACATTTATCTATAGAAGAAAAAATACAAAAGTTTCAAGAGAAAAACTTTATACACTATTTATTAGTTATAGATTTAAAACATATAGGTCTTAATGATGTTGATCAATTGATATCAGAGCTCAAAAAACTATCTATAAAACCACGAAAAATTATCTTTGTCAGATATCAGAATGATGATAATAGGTTCTCATATGAGACTATCAAAAATATTCTTTTACGAGCTAATCTAGATTGCAAGTGGCGTGTTCAAACTATGTTGGTAGAAAAATATGTTTTGGATGAAGTTGTTGTAACAAACAAAAAGTATAGGTTCGTGTTAAGTGTAACGCAAGTATCAACCAATATGGAAGATATTATAAATAGGGCAAACACAACTGTGTACGAAGATATGGAAAGATTTGTTGTTATTAGAAATAAAGATAGGTCATATATGCTTTTTAGTACCTTAAACTATAGATATTCTTTGATAGTAGAAAAAAAAGATATTCTAGAAGAAGATAAAGACCATATAATTGTATGAATTTTATCATTATAGCAGACAAATATAATAAGGGAATGAAATCTAAAGGGTGTGCAGGCTTACTTAGGGTGGATAAAAATCTAAATCTAATGCAACAGCAGCATGATACTATCAAAAAAAGATTTCCAAAATCTCGCATAGTTTATGTCGGAGGATTTGAATCAAAAAAAATAGAAAATTTTCTAATTCAAAATTACAAGGATGTTATTTATGTTAATAATGTCGATTATGAAAATCTTAACGACGGACATAGCTTGTCCTTGGTCAAGAATTTACTGGATCAGAATACTTTTATTGTTTGTGGTTATACAATTTTAGAGAAAAATATATTCCAGGCGTTCAGTAAAGAACTAGGAAATCAAATTGTTGTGGTTCCAAATCACGAAAAACAAATAGGGTGCATCATCAACGAGGGTAGAATTGACAATATTAGTTTTAATTTACCAAACTATATAGAAGATATCTATTATATAACACAAAAAGATATTAGAATATTACAAGATATTCTCAAAGAGACAAAACATAAAAATTATTTTGTGTTCGAACTAATTAATCGTCTTATTGATTTAGGGGTAGTTTTTAGGCCATTGTTTTATCATAAAAAAATAAAAAGTAAATATTATGAATACACAAATTAATTTAGGAATATGGATATCAAAAGTAGAACATCTTAACACCATAGATGTCGTTTTGTCAAAATATAATAATATAGATGATGTATTTATAATATCTGACCATAATATTGGTATATGTTCTTACGCCGTCATTCCTTCTTACTACACAAGGTTTGAGGATATAGAGGTTGTTTTCTTGGAAATTCAAGATTGGCTAGAGAACAAAGACGATATTCGGTCCGAGAACATCTCCTTGTTCTGTTCCACAAAACAAATTTTAGAGTCTGGGTTATGTAAAAATAATCTCAAAAATGTAAAGGTATTTGAACTATGATATATAAGAATATGAACGATAAAGATAAAGGTTCCTTTTTAAAAAAAGAATACGAAATAGATAAAAAAAGTTTTGGAGATATTGCTAAAAACATTGGTACCTATGCTAACAAAATTCGTAGAGACGCAATGAGACTAAATATAAAAATAAGAGACAAAAGCGAAGCGCAAAAAAGCGCCTTAAGTAGCGGTAGGATTAAGCACCCTACTAAAGGAACAAAGAGATCTTTGGAAACTAAAGAAAAAATTGGTTTATCGGTATTACATGCTTGGGAAAATATAGATAATAACGAGATAGAAAAACGTAGGCTTAGAGCTAAAGCAAGCTGGGACAATAAAAGCGACATAGAAAAACAAGATATTCTTAAACAAGCAAATGCTGCTGTTAGGGAAGCCGGAAAAACAGGATCGAAATTAGAAAAATTCTTGTTAAATAAGTTATTATCAGATGGCTGGGCGGTAGAATTTCATAAGGAACAAAGCATACTAAATACCAGGTTGCAGATCGATCTTTTTGTGCCTAAAATAAATGTAGCTATTGAGATTGATGGACCATCTCATTTCGAACCAGTATGGGGTGACGACGCCCTGAAAAGAAATAATAAATATGATGATAAAAAAACCGGATTAATTATTGGTAAGGGATTACACTTAATAAGAATTAAACAAAGTAAAGACTTTTCTAAAACACGAGGACTAATCGTTTTTCAAAAACTATCAAAATTGTTGCAGGATATACGAGCTGGTAAATTATCACAAAATAAAATACTAAAAATAGGAGACGAGTGATATGGGAAGACCAAAAAAAACAGATATCGACCAAAGTGTTTCTACAGAAACCGTAGCTATTTGTACTGAGTCTAGGTCAACAAACACAGAGCAAAACAACAATACCAAAATCCTTTCAGCAAACGATATTGAATGGACTGATTATGTGCTTAGCCTATTATCGGATGATGAAAAAATTAGCGGCAACCCAACAACAGACGGATTAAGACGAATTTTTGAAATAGCCCTAAACTGTACAATAACGGATTCTACTTCTAATGTGGTCCAATGTCCTAGTCCAGAAAATGAAAAAAGAGCCACCGTGGTTCACTCCCTAACCTTTGTTTTAAATCGTGAGGGTGGAATCGAGAACCGTTTAAATGTAAGGTCTGTAAGCGGTGCTGCTGACGTTTATTGGGGTAATTGTGACAAGATCTACAGAAATCACCCTGTTGCCGTGGCCGAAACACGAGCAGAAGGACGAGCTTTACGTAGAGCCCTTAAACTACGCAAAGTAGTAGCAGCAGAAGAGATCGCAAAAGACATTGAGGATCATCCGGACCATGATAGTGTGACAAAAATAACTAATAATCAGTTAAATTTTATGGATGTTCTATCTAAGAGAATGGATATTAATATGGAAAAACTGTTAAATAAACTTGCAATTTCCAGGGATAATATCTATAATATATCACACACAGATGCCGTTGGTATTGTCAAGCAATTGACCGAATATCAGCAGCAAAACAATGTATCCGAAGATATATTGGGGTATGAATCAAGCTGGAAATAGGTGATTTATGAAAGTTAAATACAAGGTTGGTGACAGATTAGAATTCGAACTTGAGGGTGCTGGTCAAAAAGAAATTTTTAAAGAACTAGCAATTATTCAAGAAATCTTTGCTGAAGAAAGTTGCGGTCTGTGTAAAAGTACCAACCTTAGATTTGTGGTGAGAACCGTAGAAGGCAATGACTATTATGAACTTCGTTGTGTTGATTGTGGGGCCTTGCTAGCATTTGGCCAACACAAAAAGGGAGGAACGCTATTTCCGAAACGCAAAGATGACGACGGTAATTATCTTCCGAGCAAAGGATGGCATAAATGGAACAAGGAGAGTCATAACGAGCAGAAACAGCAGTCGTGGTGACCTAATCTCATTATGTCTATGGGAACAAAGCTAAATTATTAATAGAAAATAATGCTTTAGTCGTTAACGAAAAATACTGTTGCGAAAACCCTGCGTCTTCGTAAGATGTATAATCTTTCTCTGATTCTCTGTCAATCGTAAGGATAGAAAATGATAAGCCAATTATGCGTTATTGGCCATCCGTCAAAATTGGGTGGTGCGGACACCGAACTAGAACACCAAATTAGACTTTGGAGAATAATGAATATAGATGTTTATATTTGTCATACTGGTGGATATGACGACAACTGCACAAAAATGAGGGCGGAGATGGAGCATATAGGATGTAAGTATCTTGAATCCAATTCCTGGAAAGATCTTATTGGTTTTGATGTTATTTCTTTTTGCAACGGTAAATTTTTAGAGAATCTACCAGAAATAAAAAAATATGCTAGGTCTACGACATTTGTTAATTGTATGACATGGAATTTTAACAAAGAGCTAGAGATGCATAAAGAAGGATTAATAGATTTCCACCTATATCAAACCCAGCACCAATTCGACAAAGTGAGTATTAAATTAAAAGCTAGTAATCCAGAAAAATATAAGCCATTATTCTTTAAACCGTACTTTCATAGAGAAGCCTTTCCTTTTGTTGAGAGAAAAAATAATGATTTTTTTAAGTTTGGAAGAATATCTCGTGGAGATGCCGATAAGTATGGCGGCCGTCAACTATGGATTTATGAAACAATGACAGCACCAGTATTAAAAAGTGGAATTGTATTAGGGTGGGACCATAGGGCTGAAAAAAAATTAGGAACACTACCATCATATGTTAATGGATTTAAAGAGGGTCAAATTACTCAACAAGAATTCTATAAGGATTGTGATGTTTTAATTATGACGACAGACACATTTGAAAATTTGCCACGAATTGGTTTTGAAGCGATGAGTAGTGGGTCGCTATTAGTTGTTGATAATAAGGGAGGATGGAAAGTATTGGTAGAAGACGGCAAAACCGGATGGTTGTGTAATGACGATAGAGAATTTGTTTATAAGGCTTCGAGAACCGCTTTTGAGACAAATGATACAAACGATATGAGGATTAAAGCAAAAGAGAAATTAGAAAGAGAGTGGGGTGAAGAGCCTAGCATAAGGTGCTGGGAAAAAATATTTGTACGACTGGATAAGATATGAAAACACTTATTATTATGCCAACGTATGGACGCATACCTTTTTTAAACAGGGCTTTGGCTAGCTTTTTAAAACAGAATTATGATGATAAAACATTAGTAATAATAAATGACGATAATAACATTGAATTAAAATGTAATTATAAAAATGTTGTTTGTATTAATTTAACAAAAAAAATTTCTGTAGGAGCTAAAAGAAACATAGGATGCAATATTGGCAATTATTCTCTATTGATTCCGTGCGACGATGATGATATTATGTTACCAAACAGAATAACAAATTGTGTCAAACAACACGCCAATAATAAAAACATTGGATTATTTAGTAATAATAAGTGTTATACAATATATGGTAATAAATTTACAATTACTCATCCAACGCCTAATATGATTTCTTACACCAAACAAACTTGGTTAAGCGTTGGGGGATATCCTGACATAAGTACGGGCGAAGACAGAGAGTTTAAAAAGAATATTCAAAATCATTTTATTACAAACGATGTCTCTTTAATAGATTTAATTTATAATTTTGGTGGTATAAATTATCATCTAAGTTGTTCTAATATCGGGGATATAGAAAAAATTGCTCATAAACAATTACTTAACCTCGATTTGTTGGGTAAGCAATATCATATAGAGCCAGACTACGACGAATATGAAAAATTTATTAAGCTAGACGCTATATATAAAGAAAAACAAACGGAGATTAGCATAAAGCATATTAAGTTGGGATCTATAGAAATACTTAATTGACTTAATAAAATTTAATAGCACGATTAAGGCGAGGATGACGATGATGATGAGCATTCGCTTATATCTATATCGCACTCTTCTGAGTTTTCTGGATCAAAAAATTTAATAGTTGCTATGGGAGTCAGAGTTGGTTTAATAATACAACCATCAAGGGTAAGGCATGTTACTACATTCACACACTCTTCTATTGTTAACCAATGCAGACCTCCGGTAGGCGGATGTACCAATATTTGAAATTTGTCTTCTTCCCACTTTGGAATTTGTTCTATTGGTTGATTAAAATATCTATATTTTTTTTCGCTGGGATCCAAAATGATTTCATTGAAATCACATGACGATGATGAACTTGACATTTTTTACTCCTTACTCTGGTGGTTTTCCGGTTCCTATAACAATATATTTGTAATTACATCTTGGGTGTGATAGTTCTTGAGTAGTCATATCTACGCCAACGAAAACTCTTTGTATCGTAACCAGATCTCCAAGCGCTGCTCCGTGGCCCATAGGATTAAAAACATTACCCTCTAATATATTGGGAACTGGATCTCTGTCTGCTCCCTGACAAGATGGTAGAACTGTATCAATAAATTCAAGATTTACTCCTTTGTCATCTTCTGGAGTGAACTCACTAGCAGCAATACATGTCATAATAACAGGAGCTTCTTGAGCATATACAATTTTGTATTTACAGTCCTCGACTGCTCCGTCAGCGTCTTCGTATTCGTCCCACGACGCCGTGATAATAGATTGATCATAAGTCATCCATTGTTGACCGTCGCTCATCGTAATAATTGGTTTATTCTCATTGGGGATATCTCCTGGTTCAAGACCATCCCAGAAGTTGTCTGATTGGCTGTTTATCTTCCTAGCGTCGATAGTATCAAAATCTGGACAACCAAACAATCCAGGATTAGTGACATTCAAAATTCTCTGTGCAACATTAGCTATTTCACTTTTAGTAACAATTGTATACTCTAAATCTCCGCCAACAGTAATTCCTGTTAACTGACCCATACCTCTACAACCAACAATAATTTCAGCAGTCTTGTGGTCATTATTTTCAACCCCACCATTTTGTAATATTGTTTCGTCATAATGTATTTTGCTTATTACAGGATCCCACATAAATCCATGTAAAAATTCTCCCTCTATGTAATTCGTATCATCAAACTTAACCTCATCTCCTTTGTTTAAAATATTTCCATATCCTTGATCTTTGATGTGATAACTACAGGTTAGTGCTGATGTTTCACATTCAATAATATCATATACTAAATTAGTAGTAGTTGAAACTTCATTATCTAATGAGGCTATAAATCTACATCCATCAATATCGTCTAAAATATTTCCTGTATTATCAGGATTATCGATCTTGTCGCCTATCATAAAGGTGTGCATACCAATAAAATCTTGTAAATTTTTTCGTATAATTACATTTAAATTATTTGGTAAATCCCCATGACCTCTACCAACTGGCACCACACCTTGTCTGTGTCCAATTCTTGCCCCTAAATAATAGCCATCTCCAGCGCCTTCGGTGCTTTCTTCATAGCTACCATTTATAGTACCAATTTTACCGATCACATATTTTGCAAAATGTTCTAAGGTAATTATTTCATATATAACATCTTCTTGTGTAAGAACCTCTCCTCCTCCAGGAATATATGTTTCTATTTTTTTAGATTCTCTTTTTAAAGCATAACCAATAAAGGGTCCTATTATTTTATAATTATCCGAATATCCATCTGTTAGCTGTATACCATTAATGTGTTCTTCTAAACTAATTGATCCAAGAGCTGGACCAAAAGCTGTTAATTCTGTTAGAATTTGACCTGGTCCACGAGGAGGTGGCAAATCACTATTATTCAAATATGGATCTCTAACAGTAATAATATTAGCATTAAAATCGTTTTGATCAACAACAGGAGTTTTTCCATCTTTTCTAAGGGGATAGCCGTACTTATCCACAATTATAGCTTGTACTTCTCGTGTAGTTAAATTTTTATCTTGCACTAGTGCAAATTTAATTACAGAATCCTGTTTTGATGTAGCTAATACTATATATTCACAATTGAAAGTATCGTAATAAGCATAAACCAAATCGTCTTCATTAAAAGATGATCCTATTCTATCTACTAATTTGATATATGCTTGTGTATCATTTTCTTCTGTGGCTTTAACAGCATTGCCATCACTATCCCATAGGTCTTCACCATAGGTCTGATCTTCGTCAGAATTTTTATTAATAAGTTTAGCCGTTGCCGAGCCATAAGGTTCCAGAGCCTCGGTTAGTTGTGCTACAACAATCTTGTAGCCTTGTGGCGTTACCCACATTCCTCTTTTTCTGTCAAATCTTAAATCTATTGGACCAACCGGCCACGCAGAAGGATGCTGTAACCAATTATTGAAAAATTTGTCTTTCAAATTATTTTCTGTAAAATCACCAGTAGCCATATTTTCAAGCTCGTCTGCTGCATTGGGTATCGGCTTGCCCTCAGTATCGTACCCCCAGGCGTGTAATACCATCGGTCCTCTTAAACCCAAAAATCTATAATCTTCGCTGTACCTAGCCTGATCTTCCGTATTATAGAAAGTTGTCATTAGTCCATTTTCTGGTACCGTATCTTCTCTACCAACAATATCTATTGTGTGGCCCTTTCCCGGTCCTTCGTGATGATGGTCGTCAGCACCGAAATCATTAGTCAACGGATTTGTATGATCTTGGTCAATTTCTAGATTGTATTGATCTAGACCGCTGGATAATTCCTCATCTGTTGAAAATGGTGGTTGTGGTTGCAGAGGAGACGCCTTATGGCACCCTGTTTCGTAGTTTGTGAATCTTGGAAAATCTCCATCTCCATTCAATGATACTGGACCAAATATTCCATCCAAGCTCATATATGCTTTTTTGTCATATTCCTCTCTCATTTCCACTGAGCCCTTTTCCAAACTACCTATATTTACAACAGTTTTATTTTGTGAGGTTGTTTCATTATTTGTTGTTACAGAAACTTCATAGATTTCTCCCATCAATAGTCTTTGTACTGTATTTTTATCATTTGCTGGTTTTTGTAAAACGTCCTTAGCGGCTTTATCTAGTGCTCTATTAAATTGTTGTATTTGTCTACCGATTTTATTTTGTAGAATTGCTTGACTACGTAAAAATTTAAGTTGTTCTTGTCTATTTTTAGCTATACTTTTAATTTTATCTATTTGACTATTAGTTAGATTACCAAATTTAGGAGTATATGTGCTAAATTGATACGAAGTTGTTATGCCGTTAGAACCAAATGTAAAAGTCATACCGCTTAGATTAGGACCAGTACCATTTATTTGAGCACCAAGAGAGGACAACCCAGCTATTGGTAACCCTGGCACTGTTGCCGACCCAGTCTCTGCTTTAACTAAGCCAAGAGCCCTAGATTCCACCATAGCCGACCCAGTGGAGTTCATAAGAGCAACGGAACCAAAAACCCACGGACATAAATCCGCTACTGTTTCTATGCTTGTGCCACCAAAACTACTTGAAAAATTTGAAGATGTATATGGACCATATGTTTTTATATTACTTTTCATAGGAATAACAGCAGCAGACGGTATCACCGGCGCTGGACCATACCCCATACTATTAAGATCAGACGCACCTAAAGCCTTTTGAGCTTCTAGCGTACTAGAAGTTGCGCTAGACGAAATAGCTTCTGCTTTGTGTTCAGCAGAATTTGATCCTGACGAGTTGCTGTTATCTAAAATAGTTTGTGTAAAGTGTCCTATTTGTTTATTAACACCCTTATTGTTTTCGCACAACCCAACACTAACTTGTCCAGGAAATATAATAACGGCGTGTGGTCTATTGTCGACTATAAATATTTTTTCTTCGACTTGTGCTTTTACCCACAGTACTTGTTCTAAAGCAATAATTTCATCTTGAGGTAGACCATCTAGATCGAATTTGCCACACTCTACTCCGGCCATAATTATCTCCTTTTAAGGCCCACCAGGAATATATTCGCTGTCGCTGTAATCGTCTGGCGGTGATGTGTTTTCATACTTTGGATCTACTTCGTCGCCAGACTTATCGTCATTATCTCCATCCAGAGTAAAAACCCCAAACGAAGTCAATCTGTTGTCATCAGATCTGTATAATCCTAAATCTGGATCTGCTAATCCTAGTATTGGAATATCTCCATCTATCCACCCACCAGCATTTGTAGGAACACTAGAGAATATTTTTTCTTGAAAATTTTCTCCTTGATAATAACAAATTGTTTCTTTTAGTGGTGTTATAAATTGTTTGCCATAATAAGTATTTCCCAAATCTGCTATAAAAGAATGTATTTTTTTTAAATCATTAGACCTTATTTCATTTAATAGATCCACTTTTGCAGCGTTTGGATTAAGAGCTATGTCATTAATAGCTCTGTTTGGTTTAATATCATTTATTCTTTGTTTCAACTGATCCACACCTTCTGGGTAATTAGCTCTTATAGCAGCATTAAAATTTCCAACTATATCTGGATCAAATACTCTACTTTTCCATAGCTCAAGCGAGCCCATTGCTGCTCTAATATCCAGTTCGCTTATTTCATAGGGGCCGTCATTAGGAAATGGTTTTTCTAGTGTTCCATTAAGATTATTAATTTTTTTATTTATCCAAAATGTATTATTATCTCTATCTATTTTAAAAGGAACAACGGCCACGGGTTCTCCATTTATCATATCTTCGCCAAAATAGAACTGAAATTCATCAACATAAGTTAAATAATGTTGTTGTTCACCAAAAATTATAGCTTTTGTAACCTCGTTTCTTAGTTCTTCTCCGAAGCTTAATTCGGTCGCTACACCATCAAACTCGTCGATAATAGTACTAAAACTTTGAGGAACACTTTTAAGATCAATTAAACCCACAGTAATTATATTACCTGGAGCTAAGCTTACAAAAAAAGAAAATCCTAATACGTCACAAACATCTTGTAATAATTGAGATACTGTTTGTGGACCTGTAACCCTATAGTATTCTGGTAATCCTGTGGGAAAAGAGCCCCAGTTAACGGTATAGGGATAGCCGGTTGGTGAATAAATAGTTGAATTCATACTTTGCAGTGCTTGTATAACTTTTTGATATGGCATTCCTCTTTCGTTGCCCAATGAACTACCAAATACATTACAATTTCCAGACAATACTTCTTGCTCATAATGAGCATAAACATTTATATAGTTAATACCATATGATGGTGGACCTACATAAGAATCAACAACAACACCCACATTCTGTAATAATTGCCTAGGATCGGATACGGTTACATTAAATGTTCTGCCCGAAGAACCCTGTGTTTTGCTCCAAGAAGTTAGAACTCCACCAAAAGAAAATCCTCCCCCATATATGGTAGTATCAAAATATGCTGGCTCTCCTACCTCTACTTTGTTATTTCCTGTGCTAGCTGGCAAAAATAAATCTGGTGGATCGGCTTCGCAATCCTCTATTAGATCAACCGTTAACGTACTTTCACTAGCTGAACCAATACCTAAATTAGTATTAAAAGATATAACGCTAGCGCCTAAAAATTTAATAGGCTCAATTAAAATTGGACCTTGGCATTGAGTACTCATAAATCACATCCTTCGACACAAATATAGGCTAAATTAACAGTATATGATCCTTCTATTATATTATATGAGAAACCCTTGTTTGTCAATATAAAATCTTCTTCATTAGGAAGTTCTAAAAATGGAAATAATATTTCCATATCTTGTTGTAGTATATCTTCTAAATATAAATTAATGTCATCCAGATCACAAAAAGCTCTATTCTCTTTTCCTTCTGCTGTTACGGAGATTTTTCTTGCTGTTACTGTTCCTATGTCTTGTATTATATAGTTTCCGTTTGGAACACTAAATTCTGATATTATAGGTACTGGTTCCTCAACACTTATGCTGGTTTTATATATAGAATTTCCGTTAGTTTCTGTTGCGCATGACCTATCAGAGGAGTATTCTGCATTATAGGATATTGATCCTGTCATAAAGTTTTTCGTAATATTAAAAGTAGCAGGTTTTATTGAAATCCCGCCACAAGACCCAGACGATGATACTAGTTCAAGCGCTTCTGGTGTTATATCCAAATCTGTTTTGAAACTATTCGACAGATCGTCTAGATCCATATTTAAAATAGTACTTAAAAAAATATTAGCATTAGTATATTTAGTAGATGTTGTTCCTTGTTTTAAAATATTTCCGGTTCTTGGAAGAGAGAATGCCCCAAAGTCCTGCACAATACCTCCTTCACACAAGCCCTCTATCTCTCCATCTATGCTTATAGAAACAGAATTTTTATTTCCGTTCAATGTAGAGCTTATATTTTTATTGACTGTGTGTCTCACATTACCAGCACAATATCCAGATATGCAATCTTTTTTTAAAATCGCATTATATTGAATGTCAAACTTTCCCTCAGACTCTGATGTATTACAAGTTAGTGTTTCGTTATATATTTTATAAGAATTTTGTAGCCCGGAGATTATTCCGCTATTTTCAATATTTTCATGTAAATTATCTAGGGTTTGCACTCCATCACATGCATCAGAACCAGAAATGGTTAAAACAGAAGCTATACTGTTAACCCTGTCGTATAATCGAGCTTGTACAAAATTCTTTGCTTGTACCCAGGCGGGATTTAATTCATCTTCGATATAATAATTTTTACCAGTAGCAGACAATGAGTATGAGATAGATAGTTCTGGATTAAAAATATCTAAATTATTTGTACTAACAAAATTATATATATCATCTTCGGCATTAAAATTCCAATTTTCACTGAAGGTTTTTATCTTATGTTGGTTTATATCTATAAGATTAGATGTAATAGAACTATCATCAACAAGACCACTATTACACTCTTGAGTTTCTCCATTTATTTCAAGTTCATTAAATTCAATTTCCACGGAATATGGGCATGTTGCCGACCACTGATTTGAACCATTGTCAAAGCTTATACTTCTAAGAGTGCCCCCTCTTGCCCTAATAAGATTATTGTTTTGATCATCTCGAACTGTTAAAGAACTACCATTACGACTAAAAAGTTTACGAACATTTTCTATACCATATAGTATTGGTCTGATATTTCTTATTCTATCTATAGCATTAGGGTCGTCTTGATATAAAATAGTTTCTGCCTCGTCAATAATAACCAACTCATTTTCTGTGGTAATCAGACCTGAATTCGGAATTTCTTGTTGGTATATTAAATCATTTTCTAGACTTTCGATATATTTCTTATCTAACGTACTAATAGTACCATTAATAGAAATGGTATATGAATATCCAACAATAATATCATTAGCATAAGATAACTGGGTATTAATACTAATTAATGGAGCTGGAACTATTCGATAGTCTTCTAAAACACCTAATTCTGGTCCATAATAAAATTTTATCATATTATATAAGTCCGTTAATTATCACAATAAATATATGATTTTGTTAAGCTAAACGACCCATCAGTGCTCGAAGTATATTGATTCTGAGTCAGAATACCACCATTAATATTAATATTAGGAATGCCAGAAAAAACGGTTGGTGACGAACAAGCTGTGGTTACCATACCCGATGGAGTAATACAACAATCAGAAGGAGGATTAGATCCTTGTATATTAATAGTGATTTTTTTAGGGGTGTCAACATTTAACCTCTGTATAATTGGTCCGCCGCTTCGTCCAGGAACCACAAATTCTGCTATAACAGGAACAGACTCCTCAACACTTATATCTATATTTTGATAACCAACACCAGATGGTTTGGACGATGTATTAGTATCAAAACTACTTGAGTAATTGACACTTCCTTCTATGTAATTATGGGTCAGATTAAGGTTGTTGGAAATTGGCACTCCGCTTGGATCAAAACACGCGCCACTGACGCCTAGAGCAGCATTATTTATCTCTAAACACTGTAAAAATTTATCTTTTAGTTTTTTATTATCTCCAATTTTGTCGTATAATATTTTTGCGTTTTCATATTTATTATTTGTTGGTTGAGATGATACAAAAATTGATCCCTGGTTTGGAAAACCTATTATACCACTAGATTTAATTAGTCCGCCAGGTACTAAACCCTGTATATTTCCCTGTAGCGACAGTTGTATGTTTTTTTGTTTTCTTCCGTCATCATCAACATTTTTAGCAATGGTGAAAGTGTGGATACAGTCTCCGGAATAGCTACATAGGTTTTCATTGTCGTCTACTATTCTTTTCAAAATAGATGAATAGCTTGCTTCAAAAGAGCCCTCTGACTCTGATGTATTACAACTTATTTTTTCATTATATATTTTGTATGATCCAGTCAAATCTTCTAATACTCCATCAGCACTTCGAAATATTGTTGATAAGGTACCATCGACCAAGCACCCATCGTCTGAATTGTGTGGAGATCGAAGTGCGTCTCCGATAAGCCTATTAACTTGTTGGTGCAATCTATACTGACAAAAATTTTTAGCTTGCTCCCATGCGGGCAATAATTTGCCATCTGATATATTAGACAAATAATGCTTACCATTAGCTGATATGTTATATGAAATATTAATATATTCATTTTTAAATTCATTGTATGTATTATAGGCATTGTCATCCACAGAAAAAGACCATCCGTCAGAGAAAGATTTGACTTTGTATTGTCTCATATCTATTAGATACGGGGAGTCTGAAATACCACTAGCTATGGTGTCACAAATTATGGCTTCTCCTTGTCCGGAACAGTCGGCAAGTTCTATTTCACCAAATTCTATTTGTATGGTATATTGTGAGTAATTAATCCATAAATTAGAAGACTCGTTAAAACTTATGTTTCTTATAATCCCACCATATCCCTTAAATATGGTTCCGTCATTATCTACTATTTCTAATATTCCATTATTTCTATTAAAGATATTTTTAATAACTTGAATAGAAGTTAGAGTCTCCTCTATGCCTAGAACACCGGTTTGCTGTTGTCTTAGATCTATCGACGTAGCATATCCTAACAATTCAACATTATATGTATATCCAATAATAGTATCATTAGCATAGTAGTATTCCGGATTAATCTTCATTATGGGCACAGGAACAATTCTATTGCTTTCATCAGAGCCAGACCCCGGCAAAGAATCATAATAATACATCTTTATAGAAGGATTATATGTCATTTTTTACCTCCTTTGGGTTTAGACCCACTAGGCTTAACAGCCCCTCTGGTCACAGAAGATATTTCGTTTCGCAATTCTGAGATTTTTACTTCTATTAAATCTGTTGCTAATTCTCTCATATTCTTATCTAGTGCTGCTAATCCAGCAGAGCCAGTTATATTTACATCTATAGTATAGTTACCAGTTAGTTCAAGTTTAAGATCAAGATTAGCTAATTTATCTACATATGTTCCAAATGTATTAAAAGTATTTGTTAAATCAGTTAAAAATTGTACAGATTTGTCGTCTACTGTTAGTGAGTAGCCCATTCCTTCGGCGGGGCCTCCTCTTGGTGGTCTTTCGGTTTCTGGTTGAGAGGTAGTTGAAACAGGTGGGGTTGGAATAGGTGATGTTTGTGATAATCGGGGCGGCCTTATTTCTTCGCCCCTAGCCGCCCGGTATAGTGTGTCATAGGCTGTGACGGACTGCTGCTCAGTCGGCCTAGAACGTGAATAAACATTACCAGACGGGCCGACCAGTCCACCCGACACTTGTTGTGTTTGTACCGTTTGGGCTTGTGTTTGTTCTAGTTCTTTTAATGCTGCTAGTTTAGCTTTTTCTTCCGCAATTTGTTTTTCAATAGTAACTAAAGCGTCCTCGGATGCTTGTAAACTACTCTGAGCAGCCAAAACATTTGGATTAACCACTTGCCCACTTTCGTCTTTAAGTGTGTCAGCACCTATAGCTGCAACTCTAGACACTTTGAGTTTATTTGCTCTTTTCTGTATTTCTTCTTTTCTATTGGTTTTTGCTAGCTCTAATTGTTCTAGATTTGCTGTTGATTGTCGTGTTTGGGATTGTCTCATTGTTTGTTCAATAGGGTCCACTCTGGTGGCTTGAACAGCAGTTTGTGCTTGGTATTCCACCGCTGCTCTGGTTCTTGGTCCTGGCGGTGGTGGGGCTTCGATTGGTGGTGCTGTGGTTCCTTGTCTTGTGCCTCTAGCTCTATCTATAACATCTTCTGTTTTTGCTCTATCGTCTGAGGCTTTTTTAGCTTCGTCAGCACTTTTAGCTTGTTTAGCTTCTTCTTCTTGTTGTTTACGACTACTATCAAAAGTTCCTCTTTCTTTTTCTTCTTTATCTTTAGCTACTTTATCTTCTGCTTTTAATCTTTCTAGTTTCGCTTCAGATTCTCTAGCTTGTTCGGCCGCGTTTGTTGCCAAACCTCGACCAACAGGATCTGCTCCCCAAGATTCCGAGCTAGTAGCTTTTTTATCTAATCTTACCGCTCTATCTGATTCCATTTTAGCTTGCTTCTCTGCTTTTTCAATTTCTTTTTGTCTTTCGGCAGCAGATTTGTCTGCTTCTTCTCTGCGTTGTTTCTCTGCTTTAACTTCTGGAGAAGTTTCTTTTGGTTTACCAACTTCAGTAGCTGTTGCTGACGCCGTTTTAGCATCTGTAACAGCTTTGGCTAGAAGATCCGGAAATTTATCCTGTAAAAACATTCGCAAATCATCCATAGCTATACCGATTTTATCAGCAGATTGCATCTGTAAATCACCAAGTTTGTTTGTTGCGTCTACCTGGACTGCAACAGCTTCTCTATAGGCTTTAACATTAGGATCTTCTTCGTCAGGTAATCCTGTTTCAAGTCTACTAAGCATTTTTTCTTGTTCTGGAGTGACCTCTCCTTGAGTTTCTATCAAAGCAGATCTGCGAAAAACAGCTAATCTTTTATTGTATTCTTCTTGTCCAATAAGATCTTTATCTTGCTGCAATCCGGCAAAAGCTTGTTGCCTTCCTTCACTAGTTTTTAATTTGCGAGTATCTCCAGCTAGAACTCTATTCATAGCATCGGTATTCGTATTCATTTTAGCTAATTCTTCTGGACTAGCTGTTAATGCAGTATCTAAAGCGGAGCCAAATGCTTCTAACTTCTTTTGTTCTTCTTGTATTTTCGCTAGGGCGTTTGCGGCCTTTGATCCATCGGTTGCTAGTTTTTGTAGAGCGGCCTTGCCCTCTTCTAACGCTCTTGCGTTTTCACCGAGAGCTTGTGTATTATTTAGCTGTGCGTCATTTAATGCTCTTCTTTGTCCGTCATCTGTGGTTCCTTTGAGCTGGCCGCCTATTTCTGTTTGAGATTGCTCTATGGCTGCGTTTCTTTCTGTGGCTGTTTGTATACCTTGTGCAATAGCTGCTGGATCCATAGACGCTCCCTCGCCAAGAACGCCGATATCTTTTAATCCTTGTGTTAGGCTGCCCATTTCAGTTTCAAATGGCTTATTAAGTTCGTCTAGACTTAGATTTTTACCTAAAGCTTTAGCAAGGTCCAGTTCAGCATTTAGTCTTATTTGAGCAGATTGTCTGTAATACTCGTTTGCTTTTAGAATAGCTGCGTTTTGCTGATTTTGTAAATTAATAAAGTTTTGAATAGTATCATTATATGTTTTTGAAAGTTCTTGTAGTTTTTTTGCTCCTTCATCAGCTGCCTTAGAAAATTCATTTAGAATTCCGCTCTCTATTTCTCCTATTAGTGTGCCAGTATCTTTTCCTTCTGAATCGCCAACTGTTTTCCTCATATCTTCCAGAACTGTTGTTATTGCAGCGCTATCTAGTCCTTGAGAGGATAGTAACTGTTCTAGTTGGTCTATTGCGTCTCCTCGATTACCTTGGTTGGATTTTAAAAGAGCGGGTAGTTGATCGGAAATTATTTTTGATGCGGTCGCTGTGTCTGCCAACGTCTTTGCTTCTGGTGTGTTTCCAAGAGTAGCTGACACGTTACCGGCTGCTGATTTTACCTCTTCGGCACTGTAGGCTGATATGTTTCCTAGAATTCTTTCTGATCCACCCCTATCTACATCTTTAACGGTTGATGAGCCGGTTAGGTCATTCGTATAACTATTTACATTCCCAACAACGTCTCCCATTTCATCGGAAAATCTTTGAATATTCGCACCTAATCTACGATAAATATCTAGTAAGCTTTCTGTGGCTACGGCTACCTCTTTAATAGCATTTTTTAATTGATTTTCTTTTAACATTCTTTCTTCTGCTGCGGTTCTGAATCCTCTACCAGCTTCTATCGCAGCATCTTTATTCTTTTTTAATTCTACTATAGCAAGTTCTTCGCTTCCTAACTGAGCTTTTTTAACTTGAAGAAATGCTGCAATAGCAGATTCTTCGTCTGCCATAACATCAATTTGTTCTTTCCCAAATTTTCCAGTTGCTCTTAAAGCCTCTGCATATGATTGAACTATTGGTCCAGCTGCTGTGGAACCATCTTTTATCGCTTTCATCATAGCGTCAACTTCATCAATAGACTTTTTGTCTGTTTTTATTTCAGCACCTCTTGTTTGCATCTCATATTGAGATACTGCTGAATTAACGTAAGCGGCCCCAGCTTCTGCTATTTGCTGAGGGTCGAACTTACTGTAATAATCTGTAAACGCCCCAGCTAGATATCCTAAGCCAGCCCCCACAGCGGCACCTACTGCTGTACCTACAACAGGAACTATGGATCCTATTGCGGCTCCTATAGCCGCGCCACTGGCTGCTCCAGCAAGAGCTTCTCCACTAGTAGCTGAGCCAAGAACACTTCTTTCTTCAGAAAAGGCTATATTGGAGATATCTTGTTGTGCAATAAAAGCGTCTCCAGCAGCCTTGTTAAATTCTTTTATGTTTTTAGGACTAGCTTCTTTTTCTAATTCTTTAAATGCATGTTCTAAACCACTAGTTGTTTTTGCTAAATTATCCATAGCGTTTGTGAATATAGCTTGATTTTTTCCTTCGAACCATCCCTTAATTCCTCCTAGCAAAGCGGCTCCAGCAGCAGCTATTAATCCGGTTACTCCACCACCAGTCATTTGATAAGCCGCAGCACCCATAGATAAAGCTCCGGTAGCAGCAGAAAGTCCGCCAGCTACATTTGGGTCTTTCATTTGCTCTTTGGTCAAAAGACTTTCTGCCGCAAATGGAATTGCTGCGGTTGCTCCAGCGGCTATACCACTAAAGCCACCAAGCTTAGCAGCTCCTTTACTCAATATACCACCCTTACCAGTAAAAAAGTCATCTACTTTTCCAAGACCTTTTCCTAAGCCACCTTGAGAAAATTGCTTAACTTGATCTGGCATCATTTCAGCCAAAACACCATACCTTTTTCCTTCTGGAGTTTCTGCAAATTCTCTTCTTTCAACTTCTGTAGAAGATGCCAATGATCTGAGAGCTTCTTCACTAATTCCAGCAGCAGCAGCGGTTCTTCTAATTGCTTCATTATACGCGTCGGCATCTGAAATCTGAGTACCCAACAATTTATTTAATTCTTCGTCAGATGCGATTAACTGTTGTACTGATTTATCTCCTTTTGATAATCCGTCTGCTAGTTTAATAGCTGCTGCTCTAGCTTGTCCACCATCAATAGTAGGGTTGATTTCTTTGATTTTGGCCTCAAAAGCACTCACAATATCTTGAACCTTTCGGGATTCTTGATCATCTGATCCTGGTTGTACCAAAGCCGCAACATCTTTACCTCTTAGAGATTGAGAACTTCCGGCCGCAACGGCTTTAAGTTCTTCTTGACCAAATCTTGATCTAGCTTTAACTTGGTATGATTCTTTAGCCACATTTTTAGTTAACTCTCTTTTTAATCCTTTGGAGCTTAATCCTTTTTCTCTAGCTAAATATTCAATATAACTTTTCTGTTCTTCTGCCATTTGTTTAGAAGTTTCTGCTGCGTTTCCAACAGATAAAGCATATTCATCAGCAGCTTTTTTAGCATCATAAAAAGGATCTGCTGCTCTAGCTTCAGTTTCTCTTTTTTCTTCTACTTGAACCCTTTTTTGTTCTGCTATTTGTTCAGGAACCTGGGCTTGTTTTTCTTTAACTTCTGTTCCAAACCCAGATTCTATGGATTGTTTTAATTCTCCAATAGCAGCCTTATACTCATCTATTACTGCGGCAACATCTCCGCCTTCGTCCGCTACATTCTTAGCTTTTGCCTGATAATAATCCTTTAAGCTTTGTTTTTCTTCGGAATAAAGAGCTTCATATTTTGCTTTAGCTTCTTTAACAACCTGATCCATAGACGATTGTACTTCGGTCGAGAATGTGCCAGCATCTGCCGACTTCCTTTGTTCGATTGCTGGGGCTTGTTTACCGGTTTTATATTCTTCTACAGCTTTAACTTGTGCTGTTTGAGCTTGTGCTGTTAATTTATCTTTTGCTTGTTTTTTACTTAAATCAGCAAAGGATACAAGATCATCGATTGTGGTATTAAACTCATCAAAATTTATTTCTCCTTTAAAATATCTGTCGGCTGCTTCTGATTGTAATGTTGTATAAAGCTCATCTATTCTTTTTTTCTCTTCAGCGTAAAGTTTCTCATAGTTATTTAAAACTTCAGCCTCAATATTTTTTACGTTGATTTCTCCTTGAGGCGTTGCCATTACATCTCGTTTTCTACTAGCGCCAGCTCCAAAATCTGGTCGTGGCATACCAACAGCTCTTGCTTCTTCTCTAGTAATCCCACCTCTTTGAGTTGCTAAGAATTCCTCTTTTCTGCGCTTTCTTTCATCTTTACTAAGTCTACCACCTTCTTCAAATTTTCTTATTCCAACACCACCACCTTTATTTAAACCAAGAGCTTTAGTAGCCTTTTCTCTTATAACATAACTGCCTGTTGGTAATCCTATTGGTCCAATACTATCACTAGTACCATTGCCAGCCCCTTTAAATGTGCTTATGCCGCCGCTAGCAAATCCCTTCATTCCATTACGATCAGCCTGATTCATCTTGTCTAGCTTAGAGTATCCTATTTTTTTAGCTACATTTG